ACATGAGGAGATTAGTAATGCGAATAGATGTTCTTGACCACGGCTACATTAGCCTAGAGCACCACCTTGGCGGGGACCACGCAGTAGTCGCTGCAGCGCGCGTCAGCTACAACAGCAACCGTAATCAAAGGCGCGAAGTTGACGCTGACACCAAGTTATTGCAATACCTGTGGCGGCATTCTCACACGTCGCCTTTTGAGCACGTCGTGCTTACCTTTGAAGTGCGCGCACCAATTTTCGTAATTCGGCAATGGCAGCGCCACCGCACTCAGTCGTATAACGAAGAGAGCGCTAGGTATTCCGAAATGGAGCCGTTAGCTTATGTTCCCAGCGAGGATAAAATTGGCCTTCAGTCGGCTGATAACAAACAGGCACGCGATGTGCTGGATACGCCCAACCCGCATGCGCGGGACATTGCCAAGATTATTGAAACCCAAAACAAAGTTGCATATCAGGCGTACAAGCAGCTGCTTAGTTTGGGTACCCCTCGCGAACTTGCTCGTTCCGTGCTGCCGTTTAACTTGTACAGCTCTATGGTGGTAACCGTAAATCTGTTGAACCTGTTTAAGTTTCTGAAATTGCGGCTGCACACTGACTCGCAATACGAAATAAGGGTGTACGCTGAGGCGATGTTAGAGCTAACAAGAGCGGTCGCACCCCGTTGTTGCGCAGCGTTTATTGAATCCTTGGGGTCTGACGGGCTCTGAGGCGGGACTTCTCAGTTGAGCAATGCCTTGGTATAGCTCGATAGAGAACGCGGCTCACACAGCCTACAATTTACACTGACTAGTCGGAGGTTCTTATGTCCCACGTCTGCGGAGACTGTAAATACTTTGTGTTCCCAGAAAAAGACGTTACGCCGGGAACGTGCCACCTGAACCCCCCTACCGTTTTGTTAGTACCTCCGGGCGGCGGCATTATTAATGGGGAGCGCGACACTGGCCTCACTGAAAGTTTCCGCCCCATGGTTCGGTCAAGTGACGTTGCTTGTTATAGGTGGCAGCCATACAGAGGTTGAGATTAGTCAGTCACTGACTTATTATTGTGCCTCTTAACTGAGGAGGCCCTTACTATGACCGGACAACTAACTACCGCTTCTGATGCCGCGGCCTACATTACGGCTGGCAAGGCTACTGTTACTTTGGTGTCAAAGAAGACTGGCACCCGGTTTACTTACGAAATAAAGCACGGCAGCCAGCGGACTGATGCGGGCGGGTTTAAGATGGACACCAGCACACCCTTGTTTGTGAAAGTGCTGGCCGGTCCTCAAAACACCGACGACTACATGTACCTTGGGTTTATACCTAACAACAACCACGGCACATTGGTTGCCGGCCGTAAGGGCCGGCCCGACGCGCCGTCATTCAAGGCGCTGTCATGGGTGCTGCAGGCGTTGGAACGCGACCTGTTGCCCGAACAATTGGAAGTCTGGCACGAGGGCGCGTGCGGTCGTTGCGGTCGCAAGCTTACAGTGCCGAAATCTATTGAGAACGGCATCGGTCCCGAATGCGCGCGCAAAGTTCACACACACATATAGGAGTAATCACATGCCAAAGACGCACGCTCAAAACCAGAAAGCTTATGAGCAGCGCCGTATTCAAAAGGGGTGGAAACGCCGCGGTGTCTGGGTGCCGCCCGATTGTTCAGATTATTTCGATCGGATGGTGCGGCGGCTGCAGTCAAATAAAGACTACAAAGAAGCGGTTGAAGAACTGCAGTCGTAGCGCATACCCAACGGCCCCGGCACAGCTGCCGGGGCCTGCTGCCAATAGCTATCTAGGCTTGGGCTTAGGCTTAGGCTTAGGCTTGTACTTTTTCATCTAAAGACCTCCGTAGTTAGCAGTCAGAACATAGGTTGCTTAAGGCAATATCCTCGGAAGGTACCGCAGCCCAAGCAGACGTTGGGCATCAAACCGCCGCAAGTTAAACGCGTTGCTTTGGTTGCCCCCCAGCCCCACCAAGAACGTCGCGTCCTGGTCTATTTGAACGTCAGTCATCAGAAACACATGCCCTCGATATTGCAGCACTTCTGGGCCTGGGTCTGACATGCTTTGGCGGATGACCGCGACAGTGTTGTACCGCACCTCTTGCACAGACTCTAACCATGCGTTGACGGTGATGGGTACACCGACTGCTAGCCACGACCGAGCGGCCGCGCTTGCAGGGTTAATGCGGTCGGCCAGTCGAGCGATGGCGCACATAGCTGAGCTGCACCACGGCACCGAGTCGTGCTTAAACCACGGCGAACGCGCACCATACTTATGCATGGCTACCACCAGCGGGTCATCGCCGGCTCCGGGTACTTCACGTAAACCGACTAGTCGCTCGGCCAGAAACGCCATGTCAGGCGCTCTAGCAGGCTCAGTGGTAGTAGGGGTAGGGTCTTCCTCGTTCGTCGCTTCAGCGGCCAGCAGGGCGGCTTCACGCTCATCTTTTGATAGCAGGTGGTCTTGCATTACTGCCTTCTCGATTATTGTTAGGGCAAAAGTACGGTCTTGAAGTTGGGCAGCAATGGGTGACAATCGTGGTAGGCGTCCATGTACCACCGCTCTGGCTGTAGAGTTGAGCCCACCAAAATAGTGATTCGGTTGAGCCCAGTCGGCCTACTAAGATCCGACGGGCGGGCGCTGTCATCTAAAGCCTTCCACGGGATTCGGGTCTTAAACCCATCCTTGTCCACCCAGTAAATACGCATAGCTACCCACCTGCACTCATGATGCTTCTTGAAGTCAAAGGTGACACGGGTCCACCCACCAGCCCCAGTGCCGCCCCCAGGCACTCGCTCAACTTTAATGTTGGTGGCCTTGGTAGTAACTGGAAATAGGTAGCCCAGCCAATCGCCGTAGCGCGGAAATAGCGAAACAATCACGACCACCATAATAAGAGAGGGTATGCACAACAATCGCCGCTTCCACTTTTGCATCAGATCACCCCCGTCTCTTTGAGCACGGCGAGTACCACGGCGCTCAACACGACAGTCGCCAATTTCTGAAACCATGACCGGGCTTCTGTAGCTCTGTCCAACGCTAATTGCGCCAAGGCCCGGACTTCTTGGTCGGTCACTTTTGTGTCCGACCGAAGCTCCGTCAGCTCTTGCTTCAGCTCGTAATATCGGGAGTCGTCTTGCGTCATCCATCATCCCTCAATCACCTTTGCTAGGTCAGGTCTGTGCGTTCCCATTTTGGCCCACCTAATCGCACTGCCCAATACATCTCCTGAATATCCATAAACCCGTCGTCGTTAACATGGTACCGCTCGCACAGCCGGCGAAAATGACGCGCGGCGTGCACACTGTCGATACCTAAAGCAGCGACGTGGTCTCGGTGATCGCACAGCCAATCGTGCTCCAAACTTGGCACCACCAGTTTCCAATGGCAGGACGGTAGTACAAAGATGGCGGAGTTGTGTAACGGTTTGCTCGCACCGTCCCACTCGTAGCCCGCTTCAACGGTAAACCATACTGCAAGTTGTGACTGTTCTTTATCGGGCTTGACCTTAAATTGCCACTGCTCTACCAGCCGCCATTTGTTGGCTTCAGGAACAGAGCGCATGACTGGCGTGGGTAGCACTCTAGGTCGCTTTACTTCGGACACAGCTCTGGGGCCTTATCCCCAAACGTTTGCACCACATCGCGATAGGATGAGCTGCATATTTGCTCGCGCAATTGTGCAACTGTTTTCTTCGGTGCTAGCTGCTTACGGATCTGAGATAGCTCGGCGATGGTGCCGACTGGGCCGGCGCTTATGCAGCCGGACAGAACAAGTGCCGCGGCTACTACAGCCAAATAGATCAGCAACGACTTCATTCAGGCCACCCGCTATTGACGTCGATGGCTCTCAGCGCAGTCAGGTCTGTAGCTGCGTCCACTGCCGTTATTAGCGCGTCAGCGTTATCGCTAATTGCTTGGTCTTGCGCGGCAATAGCAGCAGTCAGCGCTTGAAAGTTGTCCGCATTCACGTCAACGTATCGCCAGCGGGATTGCTCAATGTTGTAAGCCCGTAGTCGCCTATTGGTGTACGTGTTACCAGCTGCTAGTGAAGTGCCGATAGACCCAAGCAACGCCCGGTAGTTCGCATCGAAATAGAACAGGTGACCAAGCAGTTCGATGGGCGCGTCGTACGCCTGAACCTCTCTGGTTTCAATGTTAACTATGGCTATCGCTTGCGCGTCTGCCAGTTCTACATCTACAAAGCCCCATTGAATTTCAGCCACGTCACCCACGGGTAACACTTCACCTCGCACGGTGTACTGATAGAGCGGCGGCGCAGGCTCAGTGGCATTGACCAGTTTACGAATACCCCACTTGTGCAGCGTAATCGTGCCCTCATCGCTGCGACCAAGATGGGCCAAAGCCGCTGAGCTAACTGCCTTACCGTTTTGAGCTGACGCGTGAACGACAGCAGCGTTAGGTGACGCCGCTGTCCACGTACCTGAATTGTAAATCGCATACATAATTATCTCCCTGGGATGGGTGGCAACCCAGTGCCAGTGGCGACGTCAGCAATGGCGACATAGAAATAGCTTGTGCCACTGCTATTAAGGGTTGCTGTGTTATCGCGGATCTTGAAACCATTGGAGAGCAGGTCCAGGTCCTTGTGGTCAGTGCCCTCAGCGCCGTCGTTGTCTGGCTCCAAATACACCGGTGAGTCATCGTTTGTGGGATTGCGAGCAGTGTCGTAGATCTCCCACTCCTGACCGGACGTGTCTCCTTTGATTAGCAAAAAGCGCGGCTGGAATCCTGTCAAAACCAATGGCCCGTCCGCGTCCCCATTGCCCACATATTTTCCAGCTTGCAGCAGTCCTGGCACGCTGCGGAAGCAGTACATCACGTAGGTGCCGCTTCCGAAGTTGGTGCCCCCATTGACCACTGTCGATGTGGGCAAAGCTGTATACACAGCGGAGTTTGTGGCGACGGCGTCAGTTGTATCCAGCGACAAATATTGTGTGCCGCCCATACCTGACATCCAGGTGTACCATGCGTCTGTGCCGTTGCGTCGCTTAATGGTCACAAAATCCGGAGCACCTGACAGCCCGTGACCGTAGGTGGCAGCCGATCCAGTAGCGGTCAGCGTAGCTATGGAGAGGTGCCCCTCGGACGCGACTTGCACCACTGTGTCTATGGAACCATTTTCATTCGTTGCGGTTGTCCCGTTGTTGACCTTCCAGCACCATGCGGCGTAGTTGGCACCGCTGTCGTTTGTGTTGTTGGCGTTGTCAACGCGAATACCGTCGGACTGAAAACTGTCTAGTCCAGCTTCGGTTGTTTCGGCACTGTTAACATCTGAGGCGACTACTTTTGTTACGCCTCTGGTTGAATCAATCAGCTTGTGGCTTTGCGATCCGTTGCGGCGTTTATGCCACAGGAAGTCTGGCTTAAACCCTGCGCCGGTAATATCACGATTGTCAGCCGCGTTGCCCGTGTACAAGAGCGTCTGGAATACATCAGCACCCTGCGTCTCCGGCTCTGCAAGATTGCTATATTGCGGCGGCGTATAACCTGTCGTAGGCGTGCGCGTCATGGCTGCGACTTCCGCGATAATGCTAGCGTCTGCGCTGTTGTAAGCATCGATGGCGAAAAATACCGGCGCTTCCAGACCTGCCGAACTCGTCGTCGCTTGCAGAGAATCGCCCTTGTACCAGCGGATAACGTTGCTATCTAAGTCGACTTCAATCGCTATGTGGTCATTGGTCGTGAATGATGCAGGTCCACTATCGATGTTTGATCCTTCATGTTGAATTACCCCGCTCGGGTCATATGCATAACTGCCCGGTGTGGCCGCGGCACCTAACTCGTGCGACCCGGACGTTGCATGCACCGAGTCGTCGCGCATGGTCGCCGCGTCTACTAATCCAACTTTAGGGTAGCCGGATGCGTTGTTGGTAATGTCGAATTCAAGTATATGTTTTCCCGAGTAAAACCCTGGCGTGACCACTAGCAAGTTGGCTTCGGACCCGTCTGCCGAGCCACCAACGGCTCCGCCCTGCTCGAAATAGACATTGCCGCCGCCGCGCAACAGCGGATTAAAAATAGGCAACGGACTTGTTGGCGTGTCGTTACTGCCGTTTGCCGCATCAGACATGCTGCTCGCGGTAAAATTGTTGCCTTTGCTGCTGTCGTCTGTACCGTCACCAATATCGCTGCACAGGAAAAAACTCGCAGTTCCGCCAGCATTGGCTAGCGCAGTTAGGGCGGACTCGGACTTAGGGTAGTAGACGGTTCCGTTGGTTCCGACGGTGTCGCTTGACCACACGTCGCTTGGCGTGAGCACCGTGTTATCCGCGTGCAAGAAAGCCGCAAATGAGCCTTCCCAATAATTTTGCAGCGAACTATAGCTTTGCACGCCGATGTGCTGGCTCGTGCCGTTGTTCCACGACGTGTCGTAGTTCAAGCTCGGATTTGTACGGCTTGTTGATTGCTCAACAGAGTTAACATACAGCCGCCAGCGATGCGCGGCAGTCGAATTTGCGGTATCGCAAACACACAAAAATGTGTACCACCCAGTATCACGGAGCCGACCGTCGCTATAAACGACAGCATTGACTGCTCCGCCGCTATAATCGAAGAATTGCAGATCCTGTTCTGTGCGCAACAAAAGAGCGGTTTGGGACGAAGTGCCGCTTGCGCACTCAAAAATGTAGCGACTACGTGCGCTAAAATCAGTGATCCGAAAAGCGCCAAAAATAGACCATTTGCGAGTGCTGGCACCCGTGACGCTACTGCGCGATAGGTAATCGGCACTGCCATCAAGCCACGCAGCACGGGTGATGTTGTTGGCCCCAGACCAACCGCTACCGCTTTGTGCACCTAGTAGGGGGTTACCCAATCTAACCATTACCGCAGGTCCTGCGCGACGGTAACCATGTAAGCGACACTGCCGTCATAGTAGATAGCAAACAAATCCACAGCCGAAGCTGTAGTGCTAATGGTGGGCGCGGTTTGAGCGGCGAAGTCTACGTTGCTGTCGTATCCAGTCACCGTATAGGGGCCACCGCTAGCGTGCTGTTTAATGCGCAACATTACCCAACCGTTAGTAGGTAGGTTGGTGAAATTTATATCGGTGATGTTCTCCGACAACGTGACGGTGCAATCGCCGCCCGCAAAGTCGCACGTTACTGCATTAGAGCTTGACGAGTCCGTTTGTAGCGTCATGGACATGTGAGCAGTCAGCGTGTCCGCGGTGTCCGCTTTCAAAGTGTCCGCGTCGTAAGCTTGCACCGTAGACCCAATATTGCTTGTGTTTAGCAAGGTGGATACGGCTACGCTGTTAAGGTTTGCTACGCCTGCAATGTTAGCGCTGTCGTCAATTGTAACCCCGCTGTTTTGCAGTGTTAGCCCACCGGTACCTGACCAGCGCACCACCGCGTTATCGGTGCTAGAACCTGGGACTTGGATTGCCCCAAGAGAACCCAGCGTCACAGCTTCGAGTGCTGTGAGCCCGCTGTTCCACTTAAGATAACCGTCTGCCAATTCAGGCAGCGTGATGTCGCTGAGCGCACTGGTGGTTGCCAGTGTGATGGTGCGGCCCGTGACAACCGTAATGTCCTGCACAATCTGGGTCGCTTTATCGAGGGCGTCCTCAATAACCTCTGGCTGCAGAGTGCGCAGGTTCTTTAAGTTGGTTGTCTGCGAACGCGGCACAGACCTAGTAATTGTCCACTTAACAGTGCTAGGTACGACAGACACCGGCACAACGGTGCCGCCCCCGTCCGTACCCACCCCAGTTACGGTGTAGTGAGTCGTGATGCTTAGCACCGTATCGACTCCGGTCGCTATGACTGTTTGAGTTACGACGATGTGAGATGCGTCAGTTACCTTGAAGTCATAGTCGAGGGGACTGGTCGACCCGTCTCCGGTGTAAGGACCAGACCGAGCAGTTTCGACGTTTATAGTCATATCAGTTCTCCGTTCCGTCGCGTCCGGTCAAAACGCCTTGCAAGATGTCCAGGGCATTTTCAGGCGCAGCCTTACCCTCTTGGACCTTAATTCCATAGGTAAGTGGCTTAGTCAGCCAATTGGCAGGTATTCCTGCATAGAGCGCGATACCTGTCAAAGCGCCGCGTGCAATTTTGTCGGGCTTCTGTACTTCGCCTTCGACAGTGCTTTGAATTATTGCAGATACACCCGCGCCAACTTGCTCGACAGGCCCAATGACTGGGGACACACTAAGTTTGTCGTCCCAGGTTTGGCTAGTCGTCGCACCCTGAAGCATTCCGATGACAGCGCTGCCCCCTGGCACTGCGCCGGCAATAAATTTGAGCTGAGAGAAAACCAGCAGATTTGCAAGTTTAGCCGCTAATTCGAGGGGCTCATCGTCCTCAAGGTCGTCGAAGTCTCCGCGCGCAGCCATTGACATGGCCTCAGCAATTACAGCCGGCAGCATAATACCAACGGCGTACAAGTACATCAGCTTGTGAGGGCGAGAAAACCCGTGCACCTCTTTCTCAACTCCAAACGCCGTTAGGTTTAAGTTGTACATCGCGTTGAAGTACGTGATGAACTTGGTGGCTACTCGCCACAATGGATTGCCCACTTCCATAGCTGCAACATCCGAAGCATCCATTGCAGCTTGAGTCTGACGCACTACTCCATCTGCCCATTCTGCAGCGGCTGTGTCGGCTGCGATGCTGGCATCCTCTTCAGTTTTGCCAAGCGCTACCGCGGCATCGTATGCGAGGCGCCATTGCCCGTTGTTGTAAAACACACGTTCAGCCGAACTCCACACTGCAATGTCCATCCAGTTCTGAAGACCTTGCTGCATGATATAAGCGTGTTTATCGCCAAATGCCCGCGACCTTTCTATTGGGGTAGGGTCTAAAAGAAAGTCGCGAACAGTACGCGCGGCCTCATCAATACTATTGTCCAGGCGGACAGCCATATAGGGGGAGCGGCCTTGGATGTATTCAAACAGGTTATTGCGATCAGTTATGGCGCGGAATACTCCCTGCAGTACCTCACCAGGAGGCAGCTGCACCATGGAGCTGAGGAAACCCGTTACCTGCTGTGCGACGTTTATGATGTTCGCAAACATGTAGTGCTTGCCGACCGCGCGGTTTAGGTTGTTAATGCGGCGGTCCCAGTCCTTACCCATATCGCTAGTCTTTACGGTTTGCTGACGCGCAACCCGCTCTAACCACGGCACCAACATATACCGCACAGCATCAGGTGCTGTGCGATGGTGCATCTTTGTAAAGCGCTTGTTCATCACCAGCCGCCCGACGTTTCGTACAGTCGGCGCAAAGTGAGTGAACTTTAATACGGTGTCGAAATGCACCGGCAAGAGCGTCAGGTCCAGCAGCAGGGGCTCGTTATAACTTTCGATGCGCTGGTTGGTGAACCCTTTTTCTGCACCCGGCAAAGCGTTTGCGCCGCCCCTCTCAACCAACCCATCCAAGTCAGCGTTGAAGCCGGCGTCCGGATTCATCATTGCATCGCTAATGGCCGGAACGTAGCCGCCCCTGTAGCTACCGAACGGCGTCTGCAGTTCTGTTGGTTCAATCTCCGGAAAGTACCGACCAAACGCCCGCTTGTGCGCTTCTTGAGCTGCAGGCTTCATTTGCTCGGCCATATCCCACAACTTCTGCACAAGGTCCATGTCAGACTTTGTCAGTACCTCTTCGCGGAACATGCGGTCCAAGAAGCTGCGCCACTGGGTGTCATCCACCGTACCGTCTTTGCGTTGGCTGCCCCACGGCCTCGCTACTGCCTCGTCGGCGTCCATTTGTCCGCCAAGCAAAAGCTTCCGCAAGTTCGACTCGTTACCAGAGTGCAGTACAGCGTGCAGCAGCTCAGCCTTGTTCTTAAACTCCCAACCAATTTCTGGAGCAGCTATAGGCTTCCACTGCATCCACACTTCAGCGTGCTCACTTAACGTCTGCATTAGTTGCTTGATGGTGACGCTCTGCGCTGTCTTATACGCCGTCACCGCCCGCGTTATCGGGCGCACTATGTATTGGGTGTACGGCCCCTCCGGGTTGCCGTTATCCATGCGTACAGCCCAACTTTCGACACGACGCATTTGCATGCTGAAAGAATGATGCAGCGCGCGGCGCTCTCGTTCTTTGCGGTCGATGCTGCTGCCCAACTCTGAGTCGGTGCTACCTTGGGGCAATCGTGAAGCGTTTAGGCCGTCCATCTCGTCATACACTTCGTTGAAGTGAATGCGCCGCCCATCGATAAGCATGCCTGCAGCGTCGCGGGCTTCAGCTAACGTCTCATCTACTATCTCGATAATTTCAGAAAGCTCAGAGTACGTGAGCAGTTCCCAAGTGGAAGCCTCTTTGCGTGGAGCACTAGTCCTGGCCTCAGCCGTAGACAAGAGTGCTTCAGCTGTCCGTTCACGGAAAGCTAGTGCTGCAGAGGTATCACCTCTAAGGCGGTCAGCCTGCTCCACCGGCACGGCTGCCTTGGACTGCCCGATGTCCATGCGCCCCAAGATGAAGCGTACGGTGTTGAAGATGTCCAGCTCGTAGCGCGTGGCAAGCCGCTTGTCGCTGGATCGGTTTAACCGCTTAAACCGGGCAATAGTTTTCTCGCTACGTTCTTGGGCCGCTTGGACAGCACGCGCCAGTTCGATGTGAACCAACTGCTGCTCCATTGCCTGAATGGCTGCGTCCACGTCGCGCTTAGCAAGGGCGCTTTGAGCGCGCTTGGCGTAGCGCAGCGCAGCGGCCCTGTACTTCTGAGGGGTCAACTCTAGTACCCGCATACTGCCAACTTGCTGGGCCGCGGCGTCGCGCGCCGCCTGGACGTCGAGCTGTCGTACCAGCTCCCTGTACTTTTTGCCTGCCGCAACTTGCGCGCGCCGCTGCGGGCGGTTGCCAGCTTGGATGGCTTCGGCAGCTAAGGCCTCGCCTTGACCTGCAGGTGTGTCTAAATCGGCCTGTGCGGCCTCTGTGGCGGCTTTATCTTCTGAGGCAGTGGTAGGTACACCCTCTTGCTCTGCGCGCCTCTGAGCGGCGTTTTCGAGCGACTGACTAGTCAGTGAGCGTAGAATGCGCAGACGCAGCGCAACAAGGTCGGCCTCTGCATCTGCATCAACAGACTCCATCGCGGCCTCCTGCAACGTAGCAGGGTCCATTTTGGTGCCAAACTCAGCTTGGAGCCGCTGCTCCACCCGATTGCGCACTATTTGCGCTTCGGAGAAATGAGGGTTGGTCAGGTCGTCAATCATCGCCGCGCCGCTTTGGTACCCAGTAATAGCGGCTATAGCATCAATACTGTATTCGCCCTGCTCACCTTTCTTAGTGAGTGTCTTGCTAAGCATCCGCCTAACTGCATCTTTACCGTACAGAGATTCCATCTCGGCCCGGTCTATTTTTGCGTACTGCTCGGTGCCGTCCGGTGCGATACCTTCGCGCAGCCAACGGCGGACTACATAAAGCGGCTCATCTGCAAGGGCTGCAGTTTCTTCCTCGGTGTACTTTTCCCTGGCAGCTTTGTACTCGGCAGTCAGCCGCTGCTTTGACGCTTCTGCTTGTTTTTCGATAAGTTGGCTGCGAGCTTCGACGTCGGCGTCAGCCGCGGCCTGCTTCAGCGCTTCACGCTGGGTTGGGTTCAAGTACGGGTCCAGCGTTGCGCTGATGCCGGCATCCTCTGCCGCCCGTGCTTCGGCAATGGCTTCCTGCGTAGCAAGCAGCTGGTCCATAACGTCGCGCACTTCAGGCGTCAGGTTTACGTTCAGTCGGGATAGACTGGAATAAATTCTGCCCATCCAGCTAGCAAAGTTAAGAAACGCCCGCTTGAGCCCTTTACTCGGCGAGCGCCCTTCCCCCAGGTACTGCTCAAATCCGCGCGCCCATTGCTCATGGAACCCGATCTCAAGGACTGCGCCCCACTCCACTGAGCCGTCCATAAATCCGTCGGCCACCTGCTCCATGTAGGCGACCCCGCCGTTAGCCTCCGCGTGGTCGATGGCCGTCTTCATCAGGTCAGCACGCTCGGTGTTACCCGCCTTGCGAGCGGCGCGCTCCATCTTTTTCATGTCGGCAAGTGCTGACTTGGCGTTCTTCTTGAACCAACCCTGCACCCCGGCCATCTGCTCAGCGACGCGCTTGGCACCGTCTTCACTCAAGCGCGGGTCACTTTGCATCGCGTGCAGCTCATGCAGGAAGAAGTGACCTGACTCGTGCAGGAAGGTCGACAGGTTAGCGTCCTCAGAAAGTTCGATGATGTTGCTGATGTCGCCGTAGTAGTTGCGCTCGCGCAAGTAAGCGCCGCGCGCCGACCTTTGCTCTGGGCCAGCGGGCTGGAAGTAAATGTCAGCGTTGTTTGGGTCGAAAGTGCGGTTGCTACCGTCGGCAACCTTAAGCTGCGTCGGCTCGAACACGGCTAAGTTTTTCGCGCCGCCCTCGGTTACCTGGATCGAGTCGTACCCCAGCTCCTTGATACGTTCAATAACGTTGTCTGCTTCGATTAATTCCCAGTTGCTGCTGCCCCTCAGTACGTCATCGAGTAAGTCCTCACGGTCGACGTTGGGGTTATTGGCCTGCAGTAGGTCGATAATCTGCTCAACTTGCGCTGCAGACGTAGAGTCAAACGGTTGCTCCGCCTTGACGTACAGAGGCAGAATTTTGTGCTGACTCGTGTCGTCAGGAAAGCGCGCCTGATAATTGGCGAAATACTGCGCGCCTTCTTCTGTAGGAGAGATGAAGTACAGCGGGTTCTTAGCGTTGGATCTGAACTGCCGGAACTCGGCATCAGTGCCGTGGTACATAACCTTGGGCCGGCCAAAGACGTCTTTTGCCTTCGACCGGCCAAACCACTTAGTGAACGCTGCGCGCGTCTCCCGCTCGTACGGGGACGCCAGTGCGGGGAGCTGCTCTAGCGCCAGGGCTCCGGTAGGTCTTGAACCTGATCTTCCACGGGCGGGTTGTCGTACGCCACCATCAGGTAGTTTTCTTTCGTAAGAGGTACGCCCGAGATGTGCAGCCGCTCCAGTATCGGATACTGGCGTAGGAGATCCGGGGTCGGCTGGAGCGTAGTCGAGGATTCTCTTACGCGCTTGCGCTGGGCTGATGGTGCCATTGTCTACCTCTCGCCAGATGGCTTCGACGTCTTCCAGAGCCTCCGTGCTCTTCCATTCCCTGGGGAACATTTCGCGCACCGCTTCCCACGTAACGCTCTGAAGCTCACGGGGCAGGATGCCAAGGTCTGCAGCGGCTTTGCGATAAGCCTCTGCGTATACATTATACAGGCCGATGAAGCCCGTGTGTGCGTTGGCCGGTGTACCAAAGTTGGCCTCTACTTGAGGGGAGCTGATGCTCAGCGGCATAAGGAACGCAGCGGCAATAGCGTGCGTGTCCATGGTGACATCACCAGCATCGCTGTCAGGGGCAATGATGTTGTTGTAGAACGAACGCACCTTGTGGTTCGCCCCGAGCGCTGAGCTGATGTTCGACCGGTCGGACGCTTGGGTAATCACCTGCAGGGCTTTGATGATGTTGGCGACGCTTTGCACCTTAAACTTGGCCGGTGCCCCATTTTTCTTCCGCACCCAATCGGTGAAGTTTCCGGTGGGCGACAGAGATCGAAACTTCAGGTCCTGCATACCTTCGATGTATGCGCGTACCCACAAGGCCTGCATATACACGTCACCGTCGAAGTCACGCAGCGTTTTACCGCGCAGCAACTTCTTGTCTCTGCGCTGCTGTGAGTTGGCCTTGTTCCACCATGCGATGGTGTTGGTGGCCTTGTCCATTTCGGAAGACCATACGGTGTCCTGGTGCTGCGTCCAAATGTCGAGCAGCCGCTCTGCGTGACTGACGTTCTGGAACCAATCAGTGCCTGGAGACAGCACGGCAATGACCGCCGTCGATTGCTCTTCGCTAAAGTTGTAGCGCGTTGCGAACGATCTCGAAACACGCTTTGCACCGTTGTACCAGCGCCGTGTCTTGGCGCGGTGCGACTCGGGCACGCTGTTGTAGAGCCACTTCAGGTTGTCAGACGTACGCCGAATTACCGCGCTGAGCGCGGCATTGGTGGTCATGCCCGGCCGCGCCCCCGAACCTGGATGAACATCAGACATCAGCAGCTCAGCTGCCTTGTCCTTCCACTCATCAACGATTCTCCTCAGCCCCTTAGTTGGTACTGATTTGAACCCCGCATTGAGCTGCGGGTAGCCGAGCGCGTCCTCCATCTCAAAGCCTTTGGCAGAAGGCACGCGTGTAGACACCCGTGCACGCTCAGCTTGAGCTTTCCCGCGGAGCAGCGCCGGGGACTGCTCTAGTGGTATAATTACGTCCTGACTGGAGGACTCATCTATGACCCCTGAAGAGCTGATTGCGTCGGCATCCGAGCTGATGTCTGTCGAGGGCATCCCTGTAGCGGTGCTGTCTCCTGGCGTCGCCTGGAGATTGGATACTGCCCCGCCTGAACCGTACAGCTGGGCAGACGCTATGAGAAACGGCGGCATTGTGTCGAGAGACATGTTCTCGAACTTAGTAACCAACCCACTTAGCACAGGCTCGGAAGCCGCGATCGAAATGGCGTTGCCCTTCACTAATTCGCTGAGAGCGCTCAAGTCCTGAGAATCAGGGTCTACGTCCGCTAGACCCTCATACAATTTCTCCTGTGCTGCTTTCGCTGCTTTGGCAGCCTCCACTGGCGTGTCGGTGTGCCGCTCTATTTCGTAGAAGGCATGCCCGAACTCTTTACCCACCAGCAGCGACGGAATGTTGATTTGAATCTCAGCGGCAATGCCGTTGAAGTCAATGACCGCCTTGATGTCCCGGTAGCCTGGGCCGTCTTCTAGCAGCGAAGTGCGGACGGTTTCCGGATACACGGTGTACAGTTCGTTTAAGGTATTCCATGCATCCTGAGCATCTTCAATAGTGCGCACCACAATGGTCGAGCGCAGCATGTCCTTGAGCTTGGCGGGGTCACCTTTGTAGTCAGCGGCAATCTTCTCGGTTGCACGCTTGCGCCCTTTCAGACCGGCAACCCCAGCGACGCCTTCCACGGCAGCAGCCAGCTGCTCGATAGCGTCCTTGTAGGCGTCATAGTTCAGAACAGACAGAAGATACATCGCGTCTAGACGCCGCTCCTGTTCCGGCTCTAGCTTGACCTCAGAACGCTCGAACGCAGGCTTAGCTAGTTTGGCAAGCCGTGTGCGCTCAGCTTCTGGGAGCACGTCAAACGCGTTGTCGACCATATCCAACGCCGCTTGCAGGATGCCGTCTGGTCGCACCACAGCGTCGAGGTTTAACACTCGCACCGTACCATCGGGAGCGCGGAGCCCAACCGCTTCCGCGTCCCTCAGATACTCCTGCACCGCGGGGTCTTGTAGCACTGCATTGATGTCGGCCGTGCCCTCTTCACCGAAGAGTTCGGTGAACACGTTTTCCAACTCAGCAAAATCCAGCAACCGCCCCCTGACCATTACGGGTAGCTTCCCGTCCTCTACCTCTGCTACTGGGGTAAGCACTCCAGGGGTGTCCTGAAGGAACTGCGCGACCGCACCTTCGGCATCGCGAACCAGCGTGTCGAGCGTGCGCTCAATTTCAGATGGCAGGCGTACAGGCGCGTCAATACCGCCGCTGCGCAATGTGAGGTTCTGCTCGAAGAACAGCTGCTCCGCGGTGACATTGTCCTCGTACAGCTCGGCCATCGCGTTGTAGCGACTTTCATACAGCTCAGCCTGACTAGCGGCCTGGGACCGGGTCTGCCCCGCGTCCATCAGTGCTTGGCTGACTGCGTCGAAAATGGGCCGCGCTTCAGGGTCTGCTTCAACAGCGGCTTCAGCTTGAGAGACGCGTTCTGCGATAATGCTTTCGTTTTCTTCTATAAGCGCTCTGGCCTCGGTGCTTGTGTAGTCTCCGACGGCCAATCGTATGTGGTCTGCGAGGCCGGTAAAGTCGGCCTTTTCCAACATAAGCAGCCCACTCATCTGCACTTGCACGTCAGCACCAGGGCTTATAGATTCAAGGTCGACGCCCAACTGCTGCAGCACCTCAATCCCTTCTTGGCCTTGCGACAGTAACTCTTGCACGCCTTCGCTGCTGAGCAATACATCATCGTCTTGATTCAGCTCAGACAATAACTCACGCATTGTCTCGGGTGACCGCTCAGTCAACTTAGCAGCGGCGACCTGTTCTTGCGCCTTTGCCAATCTTTTAGCGCTACGCAACCCATCAAGCGCCTGCTGCATCTGATTGCGCTGCCACGCAAGGGGAGACATTAGCGTCGACATTTGAGTGCCGGCGATACCCCCTACAACACTCGCGTCCGCAATGGAACGAAAGAACTGCCCCCCAGTCATTTCTTGGTCGGCAACGCCAATCATGTAGGCGTTGTCTATAGTTTGCAGTAGGCCTTCTTGTATCGACTCAGCGCCAAAAGATTTTAATATGCTTTTAAGCGCGCCCCCTTTCGGGTCGGTCAAGATGCCCAGCGGTATTTTTTCAGTAAGCACTTCTAGCAAACCAAATAGAGTTGCCTCTCCCAACGCCTGCTTTTCAGAAAACCCGCGTGCTCTAGCGTCGTAATAGCGAGAACCGGTGGCTTGAGCCCCCATGACAGAACTTCCCAGCCACGGGTTACGCGTTAACAAACCGACTAGGACGCCCGGCGTCATTTGGGCGACGGCAATAGTGGCGTCAGCGACGTAACGCGCGAAAGTGTCCGGGTCCATTTGTGACTGCAACTGTTTCAGTTCGCGGTCAACGATATCGGCTTGAAACGCTATTTCCTTTAGCCTAGACGCCTTTGCTTCTTTCAGCTCTTTGTCAATAGCAGCAGAAAGATATTCTCTTTGAGCCGCGGCGTTAGGAAGTGAGTCGTACTCGAATTGCTCATCCCTTGATAGCGTTTTGCGTAAGGCTGTTCTGTTAGGCTCAGAAGCTAAGATGCTGATATGAGGGCCGCCACCAAAGCCCCCCACCCCCATCTGCAGGTTTGCTAGCTCGTCAGTTGATGAAGGTAAGAAGTTCTCAGTTATTAGCTGCTTGGTACCTTGAAGAGTTTTAGTCACCGACCCGCTGATAAAGTCAGAAATAAACTCTAGGTCGTAATCTCCAAAGCCGCGGCGTATTTCACTTTGACGCGCAGCCTGCAAGAGATTGCTTAACTCAGATATAGACTCCAGGTCATCGTATGTAAGGGCCGCGTTTTCCGGGTTAGAAAGAAACTCAATCAGCTGAGGGCGTCTCTTCAAAAACTCTTGAGTGCGCTCAAATAGATCGCGCGACCGAGCCATAGTTGGGTCGGCCATAATTTGCTGCACCGGTTCACGCAGTGAATTAGCAAGCTTCTTGTAACTTGCCAACGTATCCGGCTGCACTTTGTTCATGGGGCCTTGGCTAACGTTAAGGCTAGCAGGAACCGCAGACTCGAACTGCATTTGACTAATCGCCCTGCCAAGCGGGTCGTCGCGTTTTGTCCGTGCTGGGGGCGACCCGCGCGGTGTCATGGCCTGTGAAGTGGGCGCAACCGCATCGCGCACATCTTCATCGGACATGCGGCTCATAGCTAGTTCAAGTGGCGTCACAAAAATAACCTCACCAGGGGCTTTTAAGCCGTCCTAGTTCTGACGGGGAAGTCCCGTTCTTTCCTGATAATCCTCAAGAGTTTCCCCTGGATTAATGCCTGCAGCGGCTTCAGCAGTAGTATCGGGCCGCACTACTCTGCCTGTCATCGGTACTTTCGGTTTTAGCCAGTTCAAAAAGAGCCTGGGGTCGTAAGCCTTGAAGAGCATTTTTGTGTAATAGCGTCGAATTTGATCGGCAGTAACCGTTGTCGCGCCCGTTACTCTTATAATCTCTCGTGCAATTCTGTCTGACTCCTCACCTTCGGGCACCGGCGTCGTGGTCATCTTGCTCATCATCTCGTTAAGCTTGAAAGGGTCGTATTCCCCAACCTTTCCTTCTGGATCAGCGAAGTAGTCTTGATACATGTCCAGCGTAATTCCGGGAGTCATCTCTGGGTTCGCATTGCTCCACACTCGATATGTTTTCGTTAGCGGTGAATCAGCTGACGTGCCAGTTAGCTCCGCAAAGCGAGAACTTAAACTCCTAGCTAGGTCTGTTGGGTTATCAGCTATCTCACCGGGCTTAGATACTGATTGGATGGCACTAGAAACAATCTGGCGCATTTCATCTTGACTCATAAAGTTTATGGCATCCGCCGTGGTCGCCGCCTTATTTAATCTTTGATAGTGCTCTACCCTCTTATTCACAGCGGCTTGAGCAGCCAGAGTTGCAGCGGCAAAAAGCTTTTTCCCAGATCCTTTTATATAGGTACGCTGACCAATAAGGTCTTTGACTGTTTCTTTGACAGTGTTGTAAACAGCGTCGTTCGCCTGTTCCGCTTCTGTGCGGACTTTATCAAGAGCTGAGGCGGCATCTACTGCAGCTTGGTCACCCGCGCGTTGCGCTTCCTCTGCGCCTACCTTCACTCTGGCATAAACAGTTTGCTGCGTTTCTGCAGTAAGCCCTGTAATTATTGATTCCCATTCCAGAGTAGCGTCCGGGTCACCATCGCTAAACTTTTTCCATAGGGTGTAAGCTTCCCTATCTGTCATAGCAACAATCTTGCCCATGGAGAAAGGGCTGTCGACCATCATTGGGGACATCTGCCGTAGTAGTCTATTGCGCTGAATCCGACGGATCTCGTCTTGTCCAGCGGCGCTTAGAGACCTCATTTGTGTTGGTGTAATCTCTTGGCCTGCAGCGGCCATCTGTCCCAACCGCCGCCGGTTTTCGGCGCGCCATTCTCTTCGGTCAGCACGCGCTCCGCTTATTATTCTGCGAGCGACTTGTAATGCTTTTGCGCGAAGACTCGGCGTCAAGTCCCTACCTTTAGCTGCACGCTCTGCAGCTGTGTGACTGCCAGTTCGGGCAAGCTCTGCGCCTATGTCTTCGGCCTTGAAGTCTTCTTCGGCCTCGTCGATAGCGTTTGTTAAGTCGATAACCTTGTCGGCAAGCATATCTACATCGCCGACACCCGGTACCTTAATGGTGGTGTGCGCGGCTAGAAACGCGCGGGCGAGATCGGGCTTTTTCGCATCGATAAGGTTTTCAGTAGTCAACTGAATGGCAGTGGTGAACTCACCCTGGATATTAGCTTCCAGTACGGCGGGGTCATCTAGACCTTGTGCGTTCAACTGTTGCGCAATGTAGCTTGCCAGCTGCTGAAATTTTGGACCAGTCTGGGTCGGGTTTTTCGCTATATCATCGCGCAACAACGTTTTGTTGGCTTCAATTTCAACTAGTACAGCGCTTTGCTGCTGCTCCAAACGATGAGCTTGCAATCCACGGCGATAACTAAGCGCCTTAGTTTGCGCGTACTCTCGTACAGCCATCTGACCAACGCCATCTAGCTCGCCAAATCGAGGGTCAGAAAATAGCTGTGAAGTGAACTTGTTGTAGTCCTTTGAAGCTTTATCAACCCAGTTTGCGTTTGCGTCGCGGCCAAGGGTGCCCTTGCGTGGGTCTTTGTACGCAGCCTCAGTGTCAATAAGCCATTGCCCCAAGCGACGTTGGGTTTCTAGAAGCAGTGCAGTATTAGTGGTCTTCTGGGCTTCTGCTTCCATCTTTGCCATTTCATCGGCAAATGCAGAAAGCCCCCTAGCAATATTGGCAGAACTAGCGCTGCTAGCGTCCGGTACAGTGAACTGCTGCCGAGGCGTAGCAGCAGGCGTCAGCCTTACCGTAGGTAAGCCGGACCCGCCCTGGATGGTGGTTTGTACTCGCGCCATAACATCAGCTCATAAGGTAAGGCGTCGTCAGGCTAGCGCTGCCTTTCGACTTTTTCAGTAACGGCGCAGCAATTGCACCTGCGCTAGATAAAAGCGAAACGGCTGGACTAATGCTACTCGCTTGCTGTCTAAACAGATTTGATTGCGTGAGCGCGTTGTCCGATTCAATCTGAAACCTGCGCTGCTCACGCTCACCTGCAGCGGCAATGCGCTGTATATCCAGCTCCCCCGCTTCGGTTATGTCAGCCAATAACGCAGCGCTAGTGGAGTCTGGCCCTTCATCGACTAGCAAGCCATTGGCTGCCATGACCACTTTTGCTGCGCCTCTGGTCTGGTTCAGCCTACGCCGCTGTTCCTCTTGATTAGCTTGGCTAATAAGCCTTGCGTCTTCTTTGTCCTGAAGTGCAATTATGGAGTTATTCCGCGCAACAGCGGCTTGGTAGTTCAGCCGTTCTTGCTCTGCCTTAGCGGCAGAATACGACATCATCGCCTCACCGATGCCGCTAACGGCTTGAAATATAGTGCCTAGACTAAAAGTCGAAGCAGCGGCAGTGCTAGCTCCAAACGCACCTATCGTAGACGCGCCAGAAAAGAATGCACCGCCGGTCATTGCACCGGCTCCTGCAAACCCTACTGCGGCTGAAGTTCCAAGCGCACTTGCGCCACCTGCACCTAAGAGAAGGGTTAAGCACATATCATGCCTCTTTGATGTAAGCGCCGCCGGCCGGCTGGTAACCCAGGCGCTGGTACAATTCACCGACCCGGTCGTTGTCGATGCCTGCCTTAACTTCCATCTGAATGTACTCCGCACCTTTGCTCTTGCACCACTTTTCAAATTGGCGAATGAGCTTTAGGCCTGCTGGTCCTCCACGGGCCTCTGGAGCAACGTACCAGATGATGTCTACCCCTACCCGTGCCTGGGTCCACATCTCCGGTTGTACAGCGCCCAGCATAACACCGACTAGTCGGTGGTCACTGATTGACCCCTGACTGAAGAACTCAGGAGACTCCAGCATTAGGGTAAGTACATTGATAATGTGCGACGGGTCGAGCTTGTGATTTCCGTAAAGAGTAGCTTCCTGACGCATATTCATCGCAATACGGTACAGGTCGCCAAAGTGGTCAGATGTTAGGTCGACGAGCTTGGTCATAGCTCCCCCAGTTCATAGTCAGGTACAAGCGCGATAATGGTGCATGGCAATGGGTCGCGCTGCTCAAGATACATGCGGCCATGGTTGTTCCAGTCGGGGCTTACCGTCATCGACACTTCATCAGTGATCAGTGCCTTCGGCTGACCCCAAACATCGTTTGCCCTAAACTTGGCCTCGGACATGTGGTCAAGGTCAGGCCCATGCCATAGACCAAGTGTGTCCTCAACTCGCACCCCAAGCTTGTGCACTCGCCGCTTTCGGCCTTGGCTCGTAGCTTGATTGCGTTGCGGCACGTTAGGCCGCAACGTACGCAGACGGCAGGTGTACGGCAGCCCGACGTGTACCCGGCTTGCAGCGGTAGTCAAAGTAATAGCGCCGCCGCTGACGGTCTGCGCGGGCAGTGCACTGCCATTTGCCAATATACCTACGCTGTGCCCTTCAAGATGCCACAGCCCAGTAACTGTGGTTACAGCTTTGCGCACAACGCCGCCGGAGCTGTAGGCAGCAAAAGTAGAGCCGTTGACGGTGCCGTCGACATCTTTTAACTGGAACGTCGTGGAACTACCGACAGTACCGACAATGTAACCATTGCCAACAATTTCATCGCTTAGTTCTTCGCCCGTCGTCTCAGTGGTGTCGCTGCTAACCTTCTTGATGCCGGTGATGTCGATCACGTCATTTTCAGTCAACCCGTGCGCGTTGGCGGTGGTAATGACTACAGGGTTCGCAGTGGTATAGCCAGAAATGGTGATAGGACTATCCAGCGACAGCATCGAATCCAAGCACTTTGCATCTTGAACGTCGTCAAAGTCGCGATCTACATGGCGCTCTATAAAGCGGCGTGTAGTTCCGTTAATGGTGCGGTTAACTAAGAAGTACGGGACGTCCCGGTCACCCTCCCGAATAACCGCAACACATTCGTAGTCGCCTTGTGTGGAGTGCTGACTCCACCCGTAAACTTCCTGCTCGCGCAGGTAAGTCAAACACAGTAGTCGGCCATCGCTGCGTACGCACCAGAGGTTACCGTGAGGAGCACCAGAAAAGTCCCAAGCGTCAATGGTGTACCCCTCAAAAAGGTGACGGGCCAACACGCTAATATCATTACCTGAGTAAGCATCGGTCTCAAACTTGTACCCAATGTCGCGGACAATATCGCCCGGTTGCATGTAGATAACGACGTCGCCCACAAGGATGGGGGGCAGGTCAGTTGCGCCGTAATACGTCTGAGGCTCTTGCTTTACCGTAGCCGGTGCAAAGCCTGCATCACCGCTCTGCGTGATAAGCCATTCCCCACCCGAAGTTAGAACGATAAGGTCTTTCAGTGGAATCATTGAAAGAATTGCGTTCACTTTGCGCGCAGTAAGGCGCATGGTGATAGCGTCGTCATCGTTTGCCGGTTGCGAAGTCGATAAGTTGTAGTGATTGCCAGTCTGTGTGAAGTACATTGTCTGCGGCTTAGTTACAGTATTCGCAAACACACGCCGCTGCTGGTGGTAGGAGACGGTACTTGGATAGGTGTTGGTGTCCTTAAACGGCTCGCGCAGCGTAGGCGGCGTGTCGGCAAGGTCTGGCTCGATGTTGTCATCTTCAAACGTGGTGCCGATAGCGCGCCCGATAAAACCGAACACACCATCTTTTTCGCGAAAGATGTCGTAGCTGCCAGCGTCGACCGCAGCTGTCCAAGTGACGGTGTTATCGCGGGTCGTATTTGAGTTAGTTACCTTGCGAAATGTACCGGCACTAGTCCCGCCTGATGTGTAAGTGGTGAATGCCGTGCTGTTAACGTTGACGCGGTCAAGCCCTTGCAACTTGTAGTCATTGGTTCCCGAACCGGTAACGAAGTAATAGTTGTCGTTCAACTCAGTCATACCGACAACGCCACTGATGTAAATCAAGTCCCCGTCATCGTAAGGGTGCCCGGTGTCAGTGATGACAATTGGGTTAGCTTTGGTTGCCGCGCTGATCGTTGACGTTGCCCCAAGGCCGCGCAAACTGCGCTCCGCGGTCTCCGCGTTCACCGCACACACTGCATACCTGTCCGTCACTGAGGCGGCGCTGTTGACCGTTACAGAAATGCCAGTAGGTGCTGCTTGCTCTGGGCGGAAGCTGATGGTCGTTAGAGTCCATGCGTCATGGTCCGTCCTAGTTAGCTCACGCGGCGCATAGCCGGGGTGGCAAATAGTCATCACGTCGTTTGACTGCACGTATTTGAGTTCGTACAAATCAGCTTCGACGTAGGGTGTAGATATTTCGTACACCCGCTCTGAGGTGCCACCGCTCGAATAGTTGGTGTACCCACTGCCGTTGATGTTGGTGCTGCCGTCATTGTCTTGGAGTGAAAAGGTTGTAGCCGACAGCACGGTAATTTTGAAATTGCGGCCGTTCAACTCAGTCATTCCAACGACGCCAGATATAAACACCTCGTCGCCGGTCGAGTAGCTGTGCGTAGCGGTCGTTACCACAACCGGGTTGGCTTTGGTTGCGCCGCTTATGTTGACAGCGCTCTCAACTACGGGGGCACCGTCTTTTATCACCCGCATATTCTGGTTAGTAAATTCCAGAATGTAGGTCTGCTCGGTGTTGTACTCAAAAGAAATGATTCGACCCGTACGGGCCGAGTCTTTGATTTCAGCAACAAACTCTTGCCCAGGCCTAGATTGCACACCGCCAAACGGTAGCACCACAAAGTTCAAAAGCAGCTCTAGGCTGCTTGAATATTTATTGAGATCGACGCGTGCGCCGATGGCGGGCGAAACTTCACCGCCCGCTAAGGACGGCAGATACAGCTTCGGCATGGATTACCTCGCGTCTATCCAGGTCGCCTCGGGTAGGGTGGGCTCTACTGTTTCAGCGCTGTCCTCACTTTCAGCGGTCGTGACTTCAGCAAACGCCATTTTCCACATTTCACTTGCCAATTCTTTGTCGCCAGTAAGCGGAATGGCAATTCGAGATGCGACGGCGTAACTGAGCGCCATGTAGAAACTAGAGTCAAATAAGCCGGGGTTGGTCACAGCTTTGGTGTACACAATGACCGGCTCCGCCTCGTCACAAAGAATGACCTTCTTGTCCTCGTCGTTTAACGAGACCTCAAATTCAACCGGGTTGTGCAGGTGCTTTCCGGTTGCTTTGTTAACGTAACGGATCTTCAAGCAGTCAGTCGGGTACGTGAACATGTATTCCCAAATACCCGGCTCTTCGCCATCAAGCGCAACCAGCGTGCGGTACTTCTTGGCAAACCCCCAAGTGTGACCACGCAGCATCATGTCACGAGTCGGCTCATACACAAGGTTGCAAATTTCAGCCTCGGTACTGTTTTCAGTCAGCGATGCAATGTCGTACTGGTCCCCGATGTGGGCCAATGCGAGCTGACATATTTCCGTTTCGCTTGCCATGATGCTGCGCTCTTAGGTCAGACGACGGCGCGCTTTCCACGACTGGCCCGCTTAGTGGCAGACGTCGCAGTGGATAACGGCTCATCCAGGTTGGCGTCGTCGCTTGCCGGCGGCGACAGGTTAGCAGTGGCCGCGGCCACCGCTTCGTTAACCATCTCGTTCACACCTGCAGCCGCAGCCGCGGTTGCTGCAGAGATGGCAGCGTCAAGCTGTGCCTGAGTGTACACAGCTCCAGGCGCTGCGCTTTGCGCAGGCTCGCCCAGTTTGACGCGCCTAAGCTTTTCCTGAAATGCAGCATGCTGCTCAGGAAACAGCTCAGCGTAGTCGCGCACGCTGGAGTGAAGCTGATGAATCTGCTCTTCAGGCAAATCAATAGTCCCTTCTTTTAAGCCTACATGGGCTATGAAACAGGGCTTGTCCAAAAATACTTCCATGGTCTTGTACCTCTAAAAGGGACCGGGGGATGACCCCCCGGTCAAGGAGGAAGCAACAGTGCTTTAAGAAGGAGGGAGCAACAGTGCTTCAGGAGGCGGTATTTAGTTGATACCGCTATCGGGCTCAGCGTTCCAGCGGCTCGGCTCGAAGGTCAAGAACGCGTCGACTGCGCCCGCGGTCATGTTGCCGACCGTAGTCGCCAACAAACCCAGGTAGCGTTCGTACGCTTGCCCTTCATTTGGAACCACCAGTGCCAGAGAGAAGCCGGCTGCCGCAGTGGCAGTCGGGATCGCGCCGGTGCTGACGTGTTCCGATGCAGAGCCGTCGGTCGCAACAGCGGCGGCGGCGTCAGAGGCCAAAGTGAAGTTCACCGAAGTGCCGCCCGCAAAGGCGGTGGTAACAACAATGACAAGGTAAAGCGGCTGACCTTGACCGAAGTCACGGGCCGATTCCGTGTCTATCACGTTCTCGGACAGCACAGTGCTGGCATTCGAGTACATGTCGTCCGTGTTACCGAACTCCAAACGAGAATCGAGAATCATTTTCTCTCTCCTTTTGCGAAACGTTAGTCAGTTGCTAAGGCTAGGCCTTGGCTTAACTGACAGCGGTCTCGTCTGCGTCGAGAGCATCGACGCGGCGGATGGGAATGCCATGCCATTCGGTCTGCATAGTGCCGCCAACTTCACGCGTGGTAAGCGTAGAGCTAGAGACTGCAGCCGCGGTTTGGCGGCGGAGGAACGACACCATCTCACGCGTCATGTAGAACGCACAGCGCCCAATTTGCGGCGATGGAATGAGCCCGTAAGCCCGATGCATCAAGTCGTTCAGGTCTGGACCACTTGCAGCGTTCTTAACGAGAGCGGTGCGGTCGATGTTGGCAATACGCACGGCGTAGCGCCAGTCGCGGACGGTAAGGCCCACATCCCAGCGGTAGTGCGTGCGGTACGCCTGCATGCGGCCACCCGAGCCATCAACGTCTTCGATAGTCACTTCACCCAGGTCACGTTGCTGGATACCGGCGGTGCTGCCTTTCGGCACAATGCCGTGGCAAGTCATCGGTGACCAGCAGATGAGCCAGATAGAGCGCAAGTTAGACGAGTCGCCCTCGTTGATGATGTTGCGCGCGTTGTCGCCGGATAGGTCCGCATAACGCGGTGCCAGCCCAGTGAACTCTTCAGGCGCAGAAGTCTCATCACCGTAGAACAGCGTAGCTGCCACCTCTTGGTTCATGCCCTCGATATGAGCGCGGTCTTCCATGAGGCGGAACTTCGCAGGGTCACCGGCCATATCAACCAGAGCTTTATCCTGCTCAGCGTACGCTTCGAGCATGCCGCAGTTGTCAGTCACTTGGACCGTGCGGCTCTTGTTCGGCTGGACTCCGCCGTAGAGTTTGCGCCACGTCGGCGCGGGGATACCAGAGCGAATCGTGGTTCGATGACCCGTAGTGAGGTTGCCCTCCATCCAAGTCATGTCCGCCAAGATTTCGTTGGTCTCGTTCAGAATTTCGACCACATCCGCGATGCTGCCATCTGGGTCCGTCATGCGAACCAAGTCGGCCAGCGTCGGGTTGGTCACTGCGAGAGTTGCCATTGGCTACAGTTTCCTTTCGTTACTGGTTCATAGTTGGGAACATCCGCTTCTCAGGAGCATCCTGAGTCACGGCATCACCACCGATGACAAATCTATGGTCCCCAATAGCCTGACCTATCCGATAAAACAGGCGAATAACTTCGGGGTGGTTCCCCAAAGCAAGCCCGTTCGGATTCTCAGCCGTTGGAAACTCAAGCAAAGATTTCAGCTCATCAGTAGCAAGTGCGTCCCGCGCTTGTTTCGCGACGGACAGAATCTCGGGCATTGAATCGCCACCAAGTTCCGTGTCCGCACGTACGGCGTCAGCCCAGCTATCGACTCGTTCCTCATAGGCCGTAGTCATCTGCTGTACTGAATCCGCTCCCCTCTTAATGTCGAAGTCCAGCAGTTGCTGGAACTGGTCCTGAGTCAGGCCCATATCCTTCGCCATGACCTTGAAGCTTTCGAGCTGAGCAGTGTGCTCAGGTTGAAGCTCCACGCCATCGGGCGGTTGCCAGGAGAGTTCAGCATCGCCCTCACCATCACCCTTCGACTCGTCATCCGACAGCAGCGTTTTGGGTGCAGGATCGTCATCGCTGGCCTTTAGCGAATCATCCGGCGCGTCAGCCGGCGAATCCACAGATGGGTCAGCGGGTGTGTCGGCCGGCGGGTCAGCCGGCGCGTCCAAGTTGGGGTCTTCCTCAGCCATTAGGTATGTTCTCCATCAACATTTGCCGGTAAGTATCGGCGCTACGGTTTAGCAGCTGTTGCCTCACAGCAAGGCCGACAGCGCGTGCACCTTCGTTAGACGCAGTGAAAACAGGGTCACTGGTCAAACTGTTTTGCATTAAGTGACAAGTCTCGTGCAAAAGGTTGTACATCCACCGCCGCCCGCGCACGCTAGACACCACCCAGTCCAGGTCGCGAAGTTTGTCGTCTTCAAGTTCTTCGGCCTTGGCTACGTGCTGCGGGTTGCTGGGGTCATGCTCAGGCATCACGGCCCCCCAGCAAATCAGTTAACGCGTTCGGGCTACGGGAATCAGTTTCGCTAAGGACTTTTGCGCCTTGCGCCATGTTACCCAGCTGCTCAGCCTGCGCAGCCTGGGCCATCGCTTGCTGACGGGCTTGGCGGCGCTCAGCTACATCGCTCTCATCGCGCAGCATGTCAGTCGGCGCACCCACGACTCGACGGTATTCACGCAACGTGCGGTCCGGGTCTACGATGTCAGAGACGTCTTCACCAAACAGCCCGGCCATGTTGCCGGCAAACCCAAGCGTGCGCTCAATAGAGCTGGCTGACGCAGCTTCTTGTGCCTGCGCCAACAGCGATGTGTATCTGGGCCGCACCTGCATGTCTTCAATTTCAGGGGGAGCCGGCGGCATCATGCCAGCGTCTTGAATCCAAGTGATAAGGTCATCGTGCAGTGGGTCAAGGAACTCAGTGTTCATCCGATTCAACATCGGCCCAAGAAGCACCAGCTTTTCCTCGTGCCTCTCAACCACCTCGGTAGCGGTGATTTGACGGCGGTTGCTCTCAATCATCATCGCAAACAAGTCAGCAAAGAAGCCCGTCTTGATGCGCTCTTGCACGTCTTGGATGTCGAGCATCATCTCCTGAAGCCGAGGCTGCACAAGGTAGGTGGGCGCAAACCCCTGCGTTCCTTGCTGAGGGTCGACATAAGTAACGCCGCCCGGCAGCACGCTGGACGGCTTGCCGCGCATTGAAGTCGGCGCAGTCAGGGGCGGGTTCACCATCTTGTCGATGGCCTGGGCTTTGCGCTTTTGCTCGTGCTGGAGCTGCTTTACATCACCAAGTGTGTCCATGCCAGGGCTGCGGCCGTACACATCGCCATGTAGCACCCACCATCGTGGAACGTACACGGGAAACTTCTCATGCCCACCTTCAAAGGCAAACTCGTCGTCGTTTGCGCCTTCTTCCATGTAGCAACTGCGAAACGGCATGGATAGCGGCCCAAAGGCCCGTCGGTCAGGTTTACGCCGCGGCTGCACCATGTGGACTATGGGCACCAGCTGATCGTACTCACCTGCGCTCCAAAGCTTTTTCGTTGCAGCACTGACGCCGCGCCAGTCCATGCGCTGAGTCATTTTGTCTACGACAAACTTCTCGACCACCTGAGAGACAGTCATTGTGAAGTAGCGCCCGACAGTGTCTATCTGCCCGAACTCGTTCTCGGCAATGACGTACTCGCCTGCAGTCAGCGGCCGGTAGTAAACTAGCTTGTCAAAATTCTTCTCTCGGTAAAGAGGCCCAGTACCGAACAGCCCCAGCTCGTCATACACAGTCGAGCAGCTGTTGTAGAAAGTAGAGCCGTTCAGCACCAGACGTGCCACCCAGGCTAGGCGGTCAAACCACTCCATGACTGGCCGGTATTCGTTCAGCTCGTCATCTTCGACGCCGTACTTGAACCAGGGGCTAGCGGGGTTAGTTATGCCAGACATGAGCCCGGCGTTTAGTATCCGCAACGCGTAAGTGCCGGTGCCGTCGACAATCTTAGTGGTGCGTTTGCGCCCACGATTTGACTGGTAAGTGTCGAGCAGAAACCTGCCGCGACGCGGCAAGATGTAATCGCTCAACTCCATCCAATGCGTGCGCCAAGAAGAGCGGTCGTCTTCAAGCCGCTTGTACCGACGCCAGACTCGGTCTCGCTTCGAGTTAAGCGGAGCGTCCGGAATGTTGTCGACAGTTACCGTAGTCGCCATGGACTAATCACCATACTCGATAGGTTCAGAGGGATCTCCACCAAGCAACGTGCGTTTGCCAGTGTTTGCCCGATTGCTGGGGTCGTTGACGCTTGGGCCGCTGCGGTCGGTGCCGCCCTGCCCCATCCTCATGTTTGCGCGTCGACGCTCGTCATCCCTTGCTGCCACCACTTCTTGAGACACGCGTGTTGGAGGCTTAGGTGCCGGCTTAGGCGGCGGCGGAGGCGCTGGAGTTTTTGGCCCACTTAAACACATGGTTCAGGCTCCTTGGAATTGATAGCGCTGGAACGTGGTGCCCGCAGCGTCGTAAGTGTCGATGGGCTCAAACCCAATGCGCTTTGCCCAGGCGTTGGTGAAGTACCCTTGCGCAATGTCGTCGACGTCTGCCCAACAACACTTCCCCCACCCCATGGCTTGGCCGGCCGGGCTGCGCGCGTAGCGAATAAGCGACTTGGTCAGGGTTACTTTGAACCGGTCTAGGTCACGATGAAGCAAGGTGGAAAAGTAACCATTTGAAACGCAAAACATATAGAGCATCACGTCATCTCGCTCTGGGTGCTGCACGCCACAGAACACCTCCGCGGTGGCAAACATCGCTAGCGATTCTTGCGGCGTCATCTCTAAATGCTTGGCTGCAAAGTCCAGGTCTTCAATTGTGCCTTGGTGCGGCTCAGCCATTAGCGCCGTAATGTGTGCTTCTCGCTCGGCTTTATCGAGCGCTGAGAAGTCTATAACTCCACGCATACCCTAACCCCTTGACAGGTCATGGTCGCGGAGTGTACCGCCATCCTCGGGCAGTGACTAGTCAGTGGTTTCAGTAGGGGTCGTACTCTGAGATTGGAATGCCCGCGCCCTGGTCCCCTTGATAGCCAGGGCGCGACGGATAAACGGGCATGCAAAAGCTCAGCGCCAACGCGTCGCCATCGTCCGGAGAATCAAGCCCCCGCTTGCGCATGTCGTCCTTTGATTCAAGCACCAGACGTTGCTGGTTGTCGTATTTGTATTCAGGCGCTGTTAGGTCGGTGCGAAGGTCCGGGTCGTCCTCAATAAGAATCCCATCAATCATCGCTTGCTTAAGGTTGTCCCACATTTCTGCCCGCATGTTCACGTACCTAAGCGGGTTGATGGCTTTGCTGCCAAAGTTGACCTCGATGACTTCCAGGCCAAGCTGCCGGCATCGGTCGACTACCCCGCCACCCACGCCGCCGCCATCAATAAAAACCGCGTCGGAACGGTGCTTGCGGGCAATCTCCACGATACGTGCGGCCACCTGCATGGTGTCGATACCGCGAAGAATAAGCTTGTCGACAGTGCAATCACGGCCGCGTCGCACCCGAATTACAGTGCGGTCTGAGCCGAAGCGCGCAATGTCTGCACTGACAACTACTGGGTCCGTCGGAGTGTTGGCGACGTCACCAAAGTCCACGCACTGTTCAACAAGGTCGGTGCCAATCAATTGCATGTTGCCTGCCCTCGGGAACTCGCCCTTAACGCGGACTCGAACAAAGTCGCTGTCTTCGCCGTACTGCTTAACCCACCGCTTAATAAGCGACTTGTTAGTGATGGCAACCGACCGGCTGTCGATAAACCTGCGGCGGTAGCTCGAACGGTACCGGCCTACCATGTTTTCGTAGAACCTGCCCTGGTTACGGGTTGGGTTGCCAAAGTCAAACGTCATTGGCTCACCGTCAGTTAGTCCACCCTCGCGCACCTCGAAGATTTTGTCCGGTATGGCCGAAGCCTCGTCAAAAATAAAGAACGGCGTAGAGCCGGCAGCGTGCAGCCCAGCAAACGCCTCAGAGTTCCGCTCCTCACACGTTTGAGCATCGCATCGCCACGTTTCAGGGTGAGCAAGGTGGTAGATGTTCAGCGACCCGCCGCCGCCGCTGTTGAGGCGGTACCAATGCTGTGTAATTGACATGCGGTGCCACTTCGCCAGTTCTGCCCAGGTCTTTGTCCTGAGCTGCTCGGCTGTGTTCGCGGTCACCACACCTTTTGCATCGGGCCGGGTGTCGAGTATCCACTTAATCAGCCACGCAACAATGGCGCTCTTACCGATGCCGTGCCCACTTGCAGTGCTGTGCTGCTGCGGGTCGACAGCGGCAACGCCGTCAAAACACCGCCGCTTCACCTGCTCGCCGACGTCGTTCAGAAACTCAACCTGCCAATCGTCAGGCCCAGTGAACCCAGCAAGCGGGGTGCCCTCGACTCCCCACGGGTAGGAGCCAAGCACATGGAGTAGAGGGTCGGCGTAGCATTCCGCTACAAAATGGGCAAGCTGCTCATCAATGGATTGAACGGTAACCGCACTCACGGCAGCGGGTCGTAGTCAGATACGTGGTAGTGGCCGTCTGGTGTCGCTATGCCGCCTGGGCACGGCGAATGCTCCGACGCAATAGTCCGCCGCGCCCCGCAGTTTTGACAGACTCCAAGCCCGCCAGCACCGGGTGGGGGCTTAGTCCAAACGTGAGGAAGCTGCCGTGATTGCCCTGCTAAATTTTGCGGCATTAGTGAGTGCTCTTCGGGTGGTTGCAATGTAAAAACTTAGGCCGCGGGTCTGGGCTTAATGGGTCCACCACATAAAACAAGTCAGCTTCAGTTTGAACTAGCAAGAAGCTGCCAAACTCGCCAACGTAATAAATAGAATCCGACTCTGCCAATTCCAACTCCATGGTGCAGACGGTTTCCCAATTATCACCCCAATCATTCCTCGTCAGACTCATGTGAGACCACCCCTTCAATAACGCCTTTGAGTTGCGATGTGCTAGCAGGCGCAATATCGCGAAGAGCAACTAGGCGCTGCCTGCCTGCGCCAATTCTGTCGATGATGTCACCTACAGTGTGCCGCACCTCAGCTTCAATCGTTGTCGGCATAAGCCGTACAACGAGCCGAATAAACAACTCAGGATGCTCCCGCCCAAGCTTTTCTAGATACTGCACGCCGCCCAGGTTAGAAAACGCCTCGCGCACATGCTGCTGCATGTCGACAGTCATAGCGTTTTGGCTGCCCTTTGGCCTACCCAACTTGTGTTGAGCCGCGTTGTACTTCGCCCACTGGTTGCCTTTTTGATTAGGCTTTAGCGTCAGATCATATTCCACGCCGTCGACCACCCTAATGTCACGGGGCGTATTTTCAGTGCTTTGTTTAGTCGGGTTCTTGCTCATCTCGTGATGATAGCGTAAGGCCAAGGAAATCCTCCAGTGACAAAGTGACTAGCCACTGCGTGTGGTTGCTTCTGTGAACGACGACCGCGACCTCTTCACTAGTAGCTGCAGCCTTGCACTGTTCGTACGCTGAGCGAAGGTTTAGCCGCTCCTGGCGCTTAATTTCAATGCATAGAGGGGGAGTGTTAACAAGGTCACGCCCGCCGTCCCGAGATTGAGCGAGGTTGCGTGCGACGTCGGGCCACACAGATTGCACAATCTTGACGACCTCTCGCTCTGCGGCCGCTCCCTTAGTTCTCTGCATTTTTCCCATCTGGGGTCATCTCCTAGATAATGGTTGGAACCTGACAGCCGGACGCTCCTCGGTCTACAAAGGCTGTGAGGCCAGCAAGCTGGGTAGCTGGTCACTGCCCAGCTTGCGCATTTATCCTCTGACAAACTGGCTTAATGGTCGCGTCCACCCAAGCTGCAAGCTCTTCGCCGCCCGCCGCGCACATCGCACCGCGCTCACTTTGCCTGTTCAGCCGGCACTCTTGCACGTACACAGCTATTAAGAATGACCGCCTGCGCCCCCGCTGCCGCGGTAACTTATGGTTGAACACCTTTGCGTACACCGCATTGCGCACCTGTTTCATCCACACCTGCCAACCATCATCGCGCTCTGCAATAAACTCGCCGCCCTCATATCCAATATTCAATCGCATGGTCTAGCTCCTCGAAATTAGCTGATAGCACCCAGTTACCCATTAACCCCCCAGGGTGGGGGATAGGTACTGGGGCGCTTCAGCGTTAGAAATTTTGCCGGGTGGTCAGGACCATAGCCCCCACCCTGGGGGGTTAATGGCCTTCCCACCCCACCCTCCGCCTCCCTAGTCGTTTTTTGCCACTAACGCCTCTGCAATCACCCTGCCCTCCAGGTCTTCATACACAGACTCTGCCTCGCTCACGCTCGACAGCCTTACCGCCCCAATGTCGCCACCTTCGGGTAGCTCCACACTGACCATGCGCAACATCGTCGCCGGCAGTCGCCTGCCCTCGCGCACCTTTGCGCTGTCCAGCCAGATAAAACTGGTCACCTCGTCGGGGAATCGCTCCATCACCTGATCGAACCTGCGCCGAGCATTGCGCGCTGCTTCTGTGTTTCCGCCCGGCAACTTCGGAACCCACGGTGCAAGGGTGAACCCCATATCAAGTGCGGTGTAGATGACAGAAGACCCACGCCACGCTGAAAGGTCACGGCGGTACCAGTCTGCCTGCGCGCTCTTCTCGCCCTTCGGCGCGTGATGAATATGAATGAGGGTGCATTCAGTCGACACCGCAATTCTCTGCAGCACGTCGTTTAGATGGTTCGACCCGGCCGCGTTGTTTTCATCCAGGCCCAAGCTCAGCGTGACGTATGGGTCAAACACCACCACCTTAATGTCGTGCCGTCGGATTAACTCAATAATCCAGTCGATATTTTCCTGGTTCTCAACCGTCTGGCCGTACTCATCCACCTCCACCAATCGAAGCGCCCCGCCGTCTTTGCCGCGCAGATAGATGCGGTTAGCCCTGGAGCTAAGCCCGTGTTCTCGCACCGCTGCGCGCACCCGCCGCTTGATGTCGTCGGCACGGTCTTCGTTGGCAAACCACAGCACGTTCATAGGTTCACAGGTCTCAAACCCTAGTAGCTCCGTAGCCCCCGCGGCTAAGCAGACCACCATCGCCGCCATAAACCGCGTCTTGCCCACCGCTGAGTTGCCGGTAAACGACACCACCGACGATTGCGGGAGCACTCCCCGCAGCCACCACACAATGGGCTTGAGGTGCACATCGTGTATCTCGTCCAGCTCAATAACGTGCATCTCACTATAATCACGCGCTATGCCCGCCCTTGGCTTTCTAACAGGCTCTGAAGCCGAAAAGTCGACGCCGCTGAACGATAGCTCTGCAAGGCCGCTTACATCTATGTTCAACAGCGGGTCGCCAAACTTCTTGACCGCGCCATCGACCATCCGCTCGATGCCCTCAATCCGCGCTAACCAATCTTCATGCCGCGGGTGGTTCGAGGACCGCGCCACCGAATCATTCATAACGGCCGTCAGCTGCCGCACAACGTCATCTGGCTCTTGCCCATGGGTGATTGCACGAGCGCTTAACGTTCGCAGGCTGTCGTGGAAGTCCTGGGCACTGACTAGTCGCTGCACCAGAGTGGCCGTGTCGTCGCCGCTACCGGTGAACCCCGACATACCACTACCCCCCACCTCGACGTCGTCCAGCAACGCCATTGGGAACTCAGCAGCGGGGCAGGGTTCACCAGTATTGGTGTGTCGATCGTCGGGAGTTGAGTCAACATACCCGGCGCTTGGCGGCCATAAGACGTAGCCCCCCTCACCTTTAACGTCGACCCCCTCGTCTAGCTGCTGTGGCAGCCGGCAATCGGGCATCTGAAACAGATAGTGGAACCCGCCGTTTTGCGTAGTGTGAGTGCGGGTCTGCCTCAGCAAATGGTCGTTGGAGGTAAGCCACTGCAGCGCTCTACCTCCCTTGTAGGCGTCGACGTCTATGCACACGAGTCCGGTGGCGGTGCCCATCGGCACTGCTACCGAAACACCGTCGCCGGCCTCCTCAAACATCAGCTTGATTTTCTTAGCGTCAAGCGACGCAGCTTTGAATCCGCCTTGCCCCCGTCCGATCTTTTCGCCAAACAATCTCTCCAACGCTTTGTTAGACAGCGCCGGGCGTTTGGTTTTTGCATTGACGGGAAAGACAGGCACCCCGTCGCGGCGCGCGATTTGCACCGCGGTAATCGTGCTCTTAAACATCTAGTTCTCCTGGTTAGGAGTCCGCACATTACCCCCCACCGGTAGGTTGCTGCAACTCAGTCGCTGATATAACGTTGTTCCAATCGTTCTGGAACGTTCCAGCACAATTTGGAACCCTGAACGCCAGCTAGCCACCGGTCGGACATCGAGACAGACTATGCGCAGTTATTACGTGAAGCTCAGTTACCCAAGTGTCAGTCGTAACTGGCAACGTGCTGAGCGAAGGGCAGACAAAAAGCGCGAGCGCCAAGCTGCCCGCCGGATTATTCAAGAAAACGACGGTGACCGGGAAGCGTCGTTTGACAAAGCTGCCCGCCGGATTATTCAAGAAAACGACGGTGACCGGGAAGCGTCGTTTGACAAAGAGGAAAATATTTGTGCCCACACAGAATGATTTGTTGCGATTCTTTGATGAGCTAGGCGGCAGTACCGTCACTTGGGAGGTAAATAACGAAACTCAGTTGCATATGAGGATCACCAGCCCTGACGGCACGCGGCGAATTACCCGCGTACTTAACTTGGCAACGCTGATTGCTGATGGCACCAGCATTACTGCTCAACTAATGCTGCAACTTAAAACTGCGCAGCGCGTGTTTGCCACATTAGAGGACGAACTGTGAACTCATCTGATTGTTGTTGGGAGGTTATCGAGCGTGGCATGGCAGAGGGCACCGCATACATGATTACCCGTTGCAATTATTGCCACTACGAGACTGCGTTTAGAAACGCGCTATTCACTGCGGAGGTTAACGGCCGCTGTGTGCTCGGCGCTGAGCATCGTTGGCAATCGCAATCTGTTAATGATTTGGAGCACGATGATGATGAAATATCTGATGTTGATTGCACTACTGATTCCGTTCCCGGCTGAGGGTAAGCGGCTCAAGCATGAGGATGCGTACAACCGAGAATGGTGCGCATCAGTTGGCGGCAAGGCAGAAGTCGTAAACCCTGACAAGAGCCGCACAGATTGCCTGACTCTCGGGTATGCAATAGAAACTGATTTTGTCGACAAATTCTACGAAGCTATAGGCCAGTCTGTGCATTATTCGCGGATGCAGGAACGGCTTCCCGGCATCTACTTAGTGCTTGAAACAGAAGCCGATTGCGAGCGCCTTGTTAATGCAATGATTACGATTTGGAGGATAGGGGTGAAATTTGGCGCAGTGGGAGTTGTTCCAATCCGCGTTTGGTCAAACACCAACGACGTATGCAACAGTGGCACTAAAATGTAATTTTTACTTAATCAGTGCCTGAGTTGTTGACATCAGGCACTGACTAGTCGATACTTGCCTCGTAGCCGGCACCACCTGCACGGCCCAAGAGGACGACCGACATGCCCAACACCAACCACGACGGCCTTGAACTCCGTATCTGCCCTGAGTGTGGCGAGCATTTTGCAACGTCTCACCATTCCAAGCTGCATTGTTCTACCAAATGCCGCAAGGCTTGGAACAATCGCCGCATGACCCGCGGTGCTGAGCTGTACGACGCTTTCATGGCGCTCCGCTACGACCGTGGATGGGCGAAGACCGTTGGCCTGTGGCAGCTAATATGCCGGCTTGTTGCTGAGTGGCGGGCAGAAGACAACGAGAAAGGTCGCGAGTCCTACATTCGCCCTGACCGTTGGTACGAAGAGAACCGCGCATGGCTGCGCAGCGCCAACCTCGGCAACGTCAACTGCGGGAGAAAATAATGAGTTTGGTAATGGTAAGCGTCTACATAGATACGTTCACATTCACTGATTGACGACGATAAAAATGAATTTACACATCCAATGGGTATATGGTGGCGACAACGGCTACTGGCGCAGTGCAGAAGGACGCTTCGAGATTTCGCCCATTTTCATCGGACGTACAACTCCGCAGATGTACAGGGTTGAGGACAACCTGCTCAAAACCTCGACTTCGATGGATCTCTGTAGTCAGGCTAAGAAATGGGCACTCCGAACAGTGGAGAAGGAAGCGCAAGAATTCGCAGGAAAATAGGTACACACAAACTGACCATTACCTAAGGAACTAGCAACATGAGCAAACAAGCAACATTCAGCAACGGTCAAACCGTCGTGTACAGAGGCAAGCGCCCGGTGACGGCGGCGTGGATGCTTACTGTGTCGGGTGAAGGCCGCGTCAACGAAGTCGTCACGACGGGGTTTAGCCGCGACTTGCAAGCGGCCACAAAAACAGCAACCAGTACCTCAAATTGGGAAAAACGTTGCTGGAGTGCTAATTCAAAGCGTTCTAATGGACAACGATTCATTTATCGAATTGAAACGGTAGCCATCTGAAATTCACCTTAACACCACACCAAAGCCCCGCTAGCCGGGGCTGAGCCAGTAGAAGCACAGGAGAACGCACCATGCCAAAACGATGCCCCGCCAGCAACACCGTTTTGTGGGATATGACCTCCCACGAAGTCAGCCGCAGGCTGAACCGCCAGGAGCGGAAATGGGAGTGCAGGTGCGGGCGCACCGTGGGTCTGCAGAAGACGCCGAAATCAGGTGCAGACCTGAACGACTACATGGTTGCACGTCACAACCTCCCGAAAGACTAAAGCACACCAGGAGCAAAAACATGAAGAACGTATTTGGCTGGGCATACCCGGCAGGCGCGCAAAACGACCCCAACGCACCGTACAACCAGGGCGACTGCCCGTCAGATTACTGCGACGCATGTGATAGTTACGGCCATGACGACATTCAAATATACGTGCCGGTGCGGTTCGCAGAGCAGTGGTGCAAGGCTTGCATCGAAGACCACGAGAGCTATGAATAGTGAAAAAGTTACGAGTGACGGTCGAGTACACCGACGGTACGCCCAGCAAGATGGGCAAGGACCTGGACCCGGAGCAGGTAGCTGCTGGCATTAGGTCGCTGCTCATGAAACTGTGCATGACCAAAAGTATGGCGGCCATTTACATCACCCGTGCAGATTGCCTGCAGTTTCTGTCCCGTGACGCCACCAGCAATTTGGAGGTTTCGCTCGAATAACTTGCATCAGTCACTGATATATCTCATACTTGCACTTCAGCGGGCCACCTTGGCCCGCACTGAGGAGACCGACCACCATGAAATTCGACATCTACCAGCATGTCACCGACACCATCATCGAGCTGCTTGAGTCCGGCACCGCACCTTGGCGTAAGCCTTGGGTTGGCGGGGGCTCCGCCTGCGAGATGCCGCGCAACGCCACTACCGGGCGGCATTATTCTGGCGTCAATGTGCTGCTGCTGTGGGCACGCGCAGCCCGCGCCGGCTACACCACTAGCCAGTGGGCTACTTACAAACAGGCTTCTGTGGCCGGTGGTCAGGTGCGCAAAGGTGAGAAGGGCACGACTGTTGTGTTCTTCAAGTTTATTGAGGACAAGAAAGACCCGAAGAAGCGTATTCCGATGGCGCGCTCGTTCACGGTATTTAATCTGGACCAGATTGACAACCTCGACCACCTGCGCGAGCAGCCGGTTACGCCGGTTGAGCCCTCCGACTTTGCGCGCATCGCCGAAGTCGACCACTGGGTTCTGAGTCAGGGCGCAGCCATCAAGGTTAGCGACTTGGACCGCGCCTTCTATCAGCCCGGCAAAGACTTTATCCACATTCCGCGCACTGAGCAGTTCGCTTCTCAGCATGGATATTACGGCACGCTGCTGCACGAGCTGGTGCATTGGACCGGTCACGAGTCGCGCACTGACCGTCGCGACGGCATGGCGGGACGCTTCGGCGACGAGGCCTACGCGATGGAAGAGCTGGTCGCTGAGCTGGGCGCGGCGTTCCTCGGTGCGCAATTTGGCATCGACCCAAACAACACTCGCGACGGCATCGAGCAGCACGCCAGCTACATCAAAAGCTGGGTCAAGAAATTGCGCGAGGACAAGAAAGCTATTTTCACGGCGTCTAGCAAGGCGCAAGCAGCGGTTGAATGGCTACATACCAATGCCGCTGCAAACGTCGACCAGATGGCGGCCTAGAGCCACCGTCTAGTCGGTAACTGTTGCCGCCCGTCTGGGCGGCGTAATCACTCGGAGCACTACTATGCAACAGCACGGACATCGACTGAACATGACACTTACTCGCAAGCAATACCGCAAACTTGAGGACTGGCTTGAGCGCGCAAACAACAGCGTTGCGCATTACGACCTCAGGAAATTGCAGAAGAGGCCACCAATGCAATGGGGTTTCCGGTGAGCATCTCGAACATCGAAACTGCAGGTCACACGATGGGTATCCAGACAGGGTTTCAACGCGCGGGGGCTGACGGCACTACATCTGTCGGCAAATCAAACTTAACTCACAGGGTGGCTAAACTTGAGGCGCGTCTTGACCATCTAATAGCTTTGCTGGAAAAGCACGGCTACAGCCCTGGTGGTGATGAAGCTGAGGCTGCGGGTAACAATGGGGCTGACACGTTTGTCATTTGAAAAATGGATGATGCCCGCCATTATTGGGTTGCTCGTTCTTGCCAACATCGTGCAAGACCGCGTCCGGTCAAACACTGAAATGGATTTATCGATTGCCCGCGCCAATTTGGCGGAACAAAGCGCGGCGCTAGATTATTGCGAGAGGAGATTGCAGCAATATCAGTAGCTGACCTATAATACAACTCCCCGGCGTCATGCCGGGGCGCACAACACACGAGACACAAGACAAAATGCTGACCCCTCTCCCCCATCAAGTTGAAGACGCGCGCTACATGGCGTCGCGCACCGGCACCACCGGAAATTTCTCAGGCATGGGCACTGGCAAAACTGTGACCACGCTTGAGGCTTTGCGCATTGCCCGAGACACTCAGCCAGCTGTGCAGTCGCTTATCATCGCGCCGCCTATTGCGCTGCAGATGTGGGCCGACAGCGTCGAGGCTCAACTCGGCGTCACCTCCCAGATTCTGAAGACCGGCAAGACCCGCATAGACGAGTCCGTTGCCGTCGTGGTCGTCAGTTACGCCATCGCCGCGAAGCGCCTCGACCTGCATCGCAAGTGGTTGGCCGTCATCGCCGACGAGAGCCACGCGCTCAAATCTGTCGAGTCTAAGCGTACCCGCGCAATCATTGGCAGCCGCGGCATCATCCGCGGTGCGACCTACTTTTGGCCGTTGACCGGTACGCCCATCGTGCGTCACGCCGACGACCTGTACCCCTTTTTGGTCAACGCCGACAAGGACGGCATGCGCACGCGGTGTGGCTCGCTCGACAAAGCGCGCTTTGACCTTCAGTTCTGCATCACCCAGACCAAGCAGTACCACCCGCGGCAGAAGCCAAAGCGCGTGGTCGTCGGCTCGCGCCGCGGTGACGAGCTTCGCGACTGGGTCTACGGTACCGGCCTTGCAGTGCGCCGCACGCTGGCCGACGTCTGGGACAAAATGCCGCCGCTCAACAAGTCGACGCTGCGATGCCCGCTGACTATGACGCCAGAGCTGCGCGTCGCGCTGAAGGCTCTGGAAGGTATGCCGCTGTCGCAGGTCGAAAAGGCGCTGCAAGACGGCGACCCGAACATGGCCGCCACGCGTCGCCTCATCGGCGAATCCAAGGTCAAGGCCGCGGCCGACTTCCTCATCGAAGAGATTGAAGCCGGCACCGGACCTATCCTTGTCGGCCTGTGGCACCGCTCGGTCAGCAGCGCTCTGCGCGACCTGCTCACCGACAAGGGCATCAAGGTCCAGGTGCTAGACGGCTCGACCTCACTTGCTCGCAAGGGCCAGCTGCAGGACGACTTCAACGCCGGCCGCCTCGACGTGCTGCTCGGTCAAATCAGCTCGATGGGTGTCAGCCTGAACCTGCAGGCGGGCGGCAACCGTATCGTCACCGTCGAGGAAGACTGGAGTCCGACCATCATGGACCAGTTCTTTGCGCGCTTGCACCGCATGGGTCAAGAAAAGGCGGTGTTTGTGCAGCGCCTTGTCGCGGACAACAAGATTGATGCTGCCGTTGGCCGGGTCTCTGCTCGCAAGGCTCGTTTTGCTGCTGCAGTTAGCCAAGGCATGTGAGGTTATCCAGTATGAAAATCGACAAATTTCTAGAGCATTACGAAGACGGCCGCAGCCGGGTAGATGTAACTGTGTTTGCCACTGACCGGTCGAAGTACGTCGGCGGTAGTGAGATAGGGCAGTGCATCCGCAAGACTTGGTACGCAAAGCACCAGCCAGTGCCCGATAAAACTAACGGGTTTGCTGCGCGCGGCAAGTGGATGGAGGGCTACGTGGTACGCACGTTGTTGGCCGCGGGTTTACCGTTGCGCAGCGCGCAAGGTGAGCAGATGGAGTTGACTGAGGGGCCATTGATGGCGACGCCCGACGGGTACCTGGAGTTCAACGACGGTTGTCAGGTGGTCGAAATTAAGAGCGTGGACCCACGCACAAATTTTGACAACTTGCCGAAGTCTAATCACATCAGCCAGCTTAAGCAGAGCATGACTCTGATGGCACGCAGCGGCAAAGCTGATTGCAAGAAGCACGGCGGAATTTTGCTGTACGTCGACGCCTCCGATTACAGCCGTGTGGTTGCCAGCCCTGTCCCCTACGAAGATGTTTTTGACGCCCACAGCAAACGCGCGAATAGAATCCTGCGCGCTCGCACGCCCGCCAGACTGGACCGCGAAGGTAGGGTGGGGGGAGAGTGCAGGGTGTGCCCCTATCGAAGCCCTTGCGGGGTGCTAGACGCACAGACTAGTCAGTCAGACCAGAAGCGCGCTAACCGCGGAAGCGTTCTTGACCGATACGTTCATGAGTACGCGAAGATTCAGACTGCTGAGAAAGCGCAAAAGGAACGCAAAGCGGAGTTAAAGAACAGCATTCAGATGGAAATGCAGAACCGCAACTCTACGTCGCTTGTAGTCAACGGAGTGCCCGTCACGCTACAGCAGCGTAACGGCAGCAAGACTATTGACCGGAAGGCTGCGGCAGCAGCCGGCGTTGACCTTAGCCCATTTGAAAAAGTGGGCGCACCTTCAACGGTGTTAAAGGTCGGCTAATATCCCGCCGCCCGGCCGGTTAAGCCGGGCATCATTAGACACAACGAGATGAATATTATGAAAGACCTTACTGCATACCTTGCGTCCACCGAAATTGCAGCGGTGGATAATGAAGCGCTTGCCAACGCCATTGTCGAGACGGTGGAGGACACCGAGTCTGGCACTGGCAGCAATTTTGATTTTATGTCGTTTAGCGGGAAGCGCTCAGTTTGGGAATTAGGCCGCGACAAAGAGCAGCCCGAGGAAGATGAGTATTTTATCGTCGAGCCAAGTACATTCTCGAAAGGGTGGACGTGCTGGAAATCAAATCAGGTTGTGGGGCGGCACGAGTGGTTGGCGACAGAGCCCGAAAAAGCTGTCGCGCGTGATGACCTTGCCGACCACAACATCACTCGTGACGGTGATGGATGGAAAGAAACTTTGTTGTTTGGATTAGTGCGCGTTGACAACTTGCGTGCAGTTAAATTCTCGACAACCAGTGTGTCGGGTCGCAACAGCGTGAAGGACTTGTTCATGAAAGTGGCGGACCGCATGCGTTTGAAAGAGCCGGCAATGCCGGTGGTGCAGTTAACCAAAGAAGAATTTACTGCGCAGGAGCAGAAAAACTGGAAGCCGATATTTGACGTCGCTGGCTGGCTAGAACCGCAGGACGCCAAGGCGTTTTTGCTTGGCGATATTGATTTGGATCAGGCCATGGACGGTGAGGAACCGAAGAGAGGCCGTAGGGCTTCAAAGAAACGCGCCGCGCGTAGGTAGCTTACAAAGAATTAGGCCCCGGCCGGTTGCCCGGTCGAGGCCTAGTTCTCGATATATGTGTGTTAAACGTGCCGTGTTGTGCTTTGGTACCAGGAGACCATCGTGAGTGATGGAGATGACATTGTATCTAACTACCTCGGTAAGGGGTACAAGCTAGTCACTAGTAAGGGGGCTCTTAGCTATGTCATTAAAGCTATGGCGAAGTCGTCTGGGGGCACAGCCCTAGATTTTGAGACCACAAGTTTGGAGCCTAGCGAGGGGCGGGTGCGTCTTGTATCCCTATGCAACCGCGGCGTTCGCGCGCTGGTTGACTTTGATTGCATCAAAGGCGGGTTTGAGGGGTGCGCCCGCATGTTTGACCTGGGCGGCAAATACATCGTATTCAACACCTTCTTTGAATCGAAGTGGTTTAATCATTACGGTGCCCGGCCTGAAATCATTGACGCATGGTGGCTGCGCTGCGCCACCCTTGGCGGCGGCCGTACATCCCTAGCTAGGTGGGTAGGCTTCGAGTTTGACTACAACATGGACAAGAGCCAACAGGTCAGCGACTGGTCAGCTGCTGAGTTGACTCAGGAGCAGCTTGACTACGCGTTTCTTGACGCCGCTTTTACGTGGGAATTGTGGGTGCGGTACGCAGAGCAGATGGACCAGGGACAGTGGGACGCTGCGCACCTCTTTAATGCATTGGTGCCCCCTGTTACGGAGATGCAGGAGACCGGCCTATTGCTCGACATAAAGAAGCACAAGCGCCTCACCAAACGATGGAGGCGCGAGCAGCTTAATCATGAGCGGCGCGTGCGCGCGTTGGTGCCTGAGTCTGAGGTTAAACTCATTAACAGCAACGCCCAGTGGTCGGACTACTTTGGTCGGGTAATGCCCGAGAGCTGGCTTAATAAGTGGCCGCGCACCGGAAAGTCTGGTCACTTGTCGATGCAGGGTGCGACATTGAAAGCGCTGGCTGCCAGCGCTCCAGTCGACAGCCCTTTGCGCGAGTGCTTTGAAGCGCTGGTTGAGTACAACCATGTCAGCAAGTACGTGTCCAGCTTTGGCGATGCGTTGACCACCGCTGCAACGATGCATTCCGACCATCGCATCCGGGCGCGCTACAACATTGCCGCGGCCAAAACTTGCCGCTTTAGTTCGAGCGCCCCCAATGTGCAGCAGGTGCCGCGAGGCGAGGACGTACGCATGTCGTTTGTTTCGCCGCCCGGCCGGGTCATTGTGTCGTTGGACTATAGCGCGATTGAGTTGCGCGTACTGGCACTGCTCACCGAAGACGACCAGCTGCTTGAAGACGTTGTCTATGGCGATGTGCACAGCGAGGTTGCCGCGGTTGTCGCGGGGGCTCCTATTGACAAGACGACGCCCGAAGGAAAGGCCGCGCGAACAGCGGCGAAGGGGATATCTTTTGGCATTATTTATGGCAGCGGTGCCGGCGGCATTGCATACAGCATGCACACCAGCATCGAACGCGCGCAGTCGTTTATCGACTATTGGGCAGACCGGTATCCGCGCGCTTTTGATTTGCGCAACCAGATGATGGAAGAAGCGCGCAAGACTGGCCGCATTCGCGTGGTTGATGGGGGCACCATTTGGATGACGCGCAAACCTGAGCTGCCAAAGTGCGCAAACTATCCTGTTCAGCGAGCCGCGTTATCAGTTATGGCGCGAGCTATCATTCGACATCACGCTGCGCTTATCGACCTGCGCAAGGACCGTGCGTACGCCAGCGTCAGGATGGCGGCCACTATTCACGACGCCTTGATGGATGAGGCACCAAAGCGTTGCGCCAAGACGGTGCTGAATTTGATGGAGCGAGACATGACCGCCGGCTACCTAGACGTGTTTCCAGGCGCGCCGACTGAGGGGCTTGTCGAAGGCGGGATTGGCAAAAGCTGGGGGGCGCTGCAGTAGCTTGCGTCAGGTACCGACCAGTGTATGATTTTTGTTGGCTAATAAACCTCTGAGGAGACTGACTATGCCCAAGGCTGAAGTGCCATTGGCGGAGCTGCTTATCCGCCGCAACGATCTGAAAGATAAGCTAGAGCGGGTGAAGCCGCTGACCAACCGAGACTTGTACGGCCAAAAGGTGCAGCGAATTTCTGTGTCTGATTCAGTAGACGAGGTTACGGTGCAAGTTCCTCGGCTGAGCTACGATGAAATTGACGGCAATTGGAACCACATCTCACGTCAGTTACGCAAAGTAGACGCTTTAATTCAGCGCACTAATTGGGAGACTCAGGTCGCTATAGACCCAGAACTCCTACAAGATTATCGTGCGCCCGCATTGGAAAATTGAACGCGCACAAGGGGCGGCACTAAATTGCCGCCCCTTACTTTTTCAGGTGGCACCTTGCGCTGCGGCTCAGGGTTCCACCTGAAAAGGTGAGGATGTGTGGAGGTACGGGTTTGCCGGGTGTCCCGTAAACACCCGAAGCGATGGCCGTCGCTGTTGCCCGTAAGTTCTGGTAGGCCAGAATTGTGTAGTTACGCTGTTACTCCAAAGTCCCTGACTCCGAAGGCCCCTATTCCCGTAGCCCGTAGCTCCGAGTTCCCTAACAACTCTTGTCCGTTTTCCGAAGGCACCGACCTCCAGGCCTCACTTTTTCACATGAGGAGATTAGTAATGCGAATAGATGTTCTTGACCACGGCTACATTAGCCTAGAGCACCACCTTGGCGGGGACTGCGCAGTAGTCGCTGCAGCGCGCGTCAGCTACAACAGCAACCGTAATCAAAGGCGCGAAGTTGACGCTGACACCAAGCTGCTGCAATACCTGTG